CTCCTCTGCGTTTTATACACACTTATGCCATTACAGCCAAGGCTTCTAACATGTTACCTTCACTAGAAAGGTAACGTGCAACTGAAGCATCATGTCCTGTCATGGTCAAAAGCGGTATATTGTACGCTTTAGCTAGTTGGGCTTGTGTTGTGTCGATACGATCTCTCAGCATTCCATATTGGTTTGCTCTAATCCAATCTACCATGTCGGGTGTCTGTTTTACAACAGATACCCCGAACCGGTAGTTGGTAGATTTCTCTAACACAGCCTTTCTAGTTGCTCTTATTATTTTGTCTTTATGTTCCTCAATTTTGTATTTCCGCGCTATCAAACTGGCATAAGCATAGGTGCCAGGCAATGGCTTCTCCTCGTCCTCTTTTGCTTTTTCACGCTTTTCTCGTTTAAGGTACTTACGTTTAATACTATGAGCAAGTGTTTCATTACTCACTTCTTGGCTCAAACCCCCTTTACTTATATGAGTGTTTTCCACTATAACTAAGTCTTCCTTACAAAGGCCCCAGACGTCTGCTAAATATGACAACTGCATATCGTAGACATCTTTAATGAATAATGGCTCTCCTCCTCGTTCTATTACCTCGTCACGTCGTGTTGTGAGTGAAGTGATTAAAGCAACAACATCGTTAGGTACTACAGTCTCAGTAGGTCCATGTACTAAAGTGGCAACCGAGCGAGATAAATATTGGCCTCCACTTGCTTGCCTGTGATCTACCCTAAGGAACTCAGCAGTAGCACCCAGATAGCACTTATGTTTTTGAAACCGTATATTGTAATCCGCTGCTTTACGTGACAGGTTCTGTACCTGGTTCAGCGTTTTAATACTGGCCAATACGTCATCACCATTATGTGTAGTTACACTGTCATTCGTGATACCGCATATATCCAAATATACATAGTTAAGTACTGTGTTCATAAATGTCGTCAGACGCCATCCAGACAAGAGAGTACCATTAGTCTTTACCAGTTGCTTTCTACCTTGTACATGTAGCTTGCTATCACTCAAGCTTGACTGTACCCAGGCGATGGCTTTGATCTGGTCATCATCCAGATAATTCTTAAAGCAAGCTACGTATGCATCCATCACCGCACTCATCGTGGTTACACTGTGTTGAGAGTTAAAGTCTTCAAAGTCAAAACAGTATGGAATACCGTTATTCAACACTTGTTTCACAGTCTCTCTTACGTTAGCAATCGTTGCACTAGGTCCAATTGGGAAGTGTTTGCTCAACATTTCTTCACACCCTTTGAAAGCATAGCTGGATAGGATAAAGTTAGTTACATCCACACCGTAGATAGCCCGCTGCTTACCCCACTCATACTTTGTGCTAGACCATGCTTCCATAGACGGTGGTCTATTCAAGAAGTGTTCTATGTCATAGGCAGGCATTCTACTCAGAGCGTAAAATTTATTGCGCAATCCCACATCCTTAGCCTTAAACTCATCGTCCTCTGGGTACTGTGAATGATAAGCACCTGTAGGCGACCATTGCCATCGCATAGCCCAGTGATTTACCCACGTACTTCTAGTTGGA